TAAGCCCATATTATTAATAATATTCCATACAGCTAATGCATTTTGATTACAATTAGCAAAGAATTTTGCTTTATAGTCCTCAATAGAATCTCCTTTAGCTAATGTTTTCATAACTGTATATGGTTCTTTCATAGAGAATATTTCTAGTGATGATATAGTAAATACATATCAGTATGTTATTAAAAATAGAGATTCGATTGATTGGTCTGATATTATTAAGACTTCAAAACCTAATTTAGATTTATTGACATTATACTATATCTCAGAGGGAGTTCCTGTTGCGTATCTTATTGCATTGCTTTCTTATGGATTCTTAATAAAACAGAGAAAGATAGAATATGCATCTAAGCCTAATGTAAATAAAGAGATAGAGTATAGTAGATTTCTACATAGAGTAGCTAATTCTATACAATCAAATAATTATAGTATGGATAGCGTAAAGACTATTGTTTACAATATAATTGATGTTTTTACATGTAAGGGTAAGTTTAATCTTCTACAGTACGCTGTTGAGAACGATAAAATATCAATAGTTGAGTATTTATTAAAGTCATTGAATGTTGATTGGGTACTGAGTGATAATAACATTTCAGTTGAATGGTTTTCTGCAATAGTTGTTGATTACATTAAGAATATATGTCATTTGGTATATAATGGTTCAATGTATAGAAAAACTATGTTAAGTAGGCAGAAAGACTTTGTCAGGGTTTCTATTCCTAAGTTGTATCATGTAGGTAAATTGGTAGATGATATTTCATATCCCTTATTGGGGTTATTTAAATAGTAAATTAGTGAGGTTTTTCAATGAGAGGTTATCTCTTTTATAAAGATAAGACACTTCTAGAATTGAGAAAGTTTTTGACTGTAGGTGACTCTATTTTTGGTAAATTTAGACCACAAGCAGTTTCTTTTATCAAGTACGCTAAGAGTGACTTAGATTCTGAGTTAGAATTAATGGCTCAGAATGGTAATTTTAGTTTAGAGAGTATCAACTTAGAAAATGTGTTTCCTACTAAGTATAAGTGGTTTGTTAAAGATGTAAAGCTTAAATCTCTTAGGAAATATTTACATGAGGTTGAGAGTCGGATTGGTGAGTTTCAAGGTGGTAAGGAAGATAATCTTCGATTATTGGTTGGTATTCACTTTTTAAGGTTTTTATTACTTTCTAAGATTGTAACATTGTATGTTTCAACATATAGTGAGATGAGACGTGTTGGTCTTGATGCTGATAAGTTAACTTTGAATGATTTAGGATTAGGTCAATCTATTTTGAAATATATTAATTCATTTGAGGAGTTTGATACTAAGACTATTGATGATTGGTTGGCTTTGAGTGTGGATAGTTCTACAATGAAATATTACTTCTCAACTATGAAAAGGATTATGACAATCTTAGATTTCAGATAATAGAGGTTATACATGTATAGTATTAGTAATTACTTTCCGTTTTTAGATAAGGCGGATTTTGTTAAAAACGTGCGTGAGGTTCATGCAGTTGAAGAGTTCTTAGGTTATGAGCCTTTAGTTGTTGACTTTGATTCACCTACTAAAGACGCATCTAAAAAAGTATTTAAAGCCTATAGGATTATGCCTAGTAATACACTATTCTTATCAGAACTACCTAATACTGTTTTCAACATTTTTAGTGGTACATTTGGTAGTGAGATTACTGTTGATATTATGGAATTTGACTATCAAGCTGTTGCTAATTTGATTGAAGTCGATTTAGTTAATGACATTGATAAGGCAATATTCCAATGTAATGGTGCTTATCTTGTTGAGGATATTTTAACGGATACATTTATTAATGCGTGTGCTAATGGTTTGGATGTATCTTCTGAGACATATTCTGAGTATAAGGTATTAGAGGATTCAGATAAATTAGATACAGTTTCTATGTCTGAGTGGTTGTTTAGCAATGAACATATTGATGAAAATTATATTATGGAGTCTGCATTAGATACATTACAACTTCTAAAAGATAGACGTAAAAAAGGTAAATCTAATGATGCTGAAGATATTAAAGGTAAGGACGCTGTATATACTTGGTTAGATGCTTATTTCTCTTTACCAGAGGGTGAGGAGATGAAGAGTGGTGGTCGTGAGGTAGTTCCATTACTTATTGGGCCGACTGCTGTATTTAAATCTGCTACTGTTAAAGAGTTGTGTAAAAAATATAACTATAGGATGGTTGACTTTAGGGTTGCTTTTACTTCTAGGTTGGACTATAGTGGTCTATTCCAAATCGGTGAGGTAGAGGGTAAAAAATATAGTTATGCTTGCCCTATGGAAGAAATTGTAGTATGTTCTGATGGTTTCCGTGAGTTTTGTAAACAATCATATCAGAAATTAGAGGATATCCTACAAAAAGGTTATACTGAGTCTAGTGTAGCATCTGATGGTAATACTGTTGAGACTGAGAAAAAATATTTAACTGATGAGCAAAAAACTAAAATTGTAGAGTTGCAGTTACAGTATAAAAACTATATGCGTACACCAGTTCTATTCTGTGATGAAATTACACGTTGTAGGGATAAAGGTGTAAATGGGATTTTGGTACAACTTCTCAATCAGAAGAAGTTAAATGATATGACTTTGAATGGTTGTAAATTTGTTGCCGCTACTAACTTAGACATTCAAAAAGGTGTTGAGCGTGAGGAATATCGTATGGAATTAGATATGCTTTATGACGTTAACACTGATTTAGACGTAGCATACTCTAATAGGTTTATTCCTTTAAAAGTATATCCTAATGACGTAATGGATAGGTGGTTTGAGTGGGCAAGTGGGACTACTGATAAGAGAGGTTTTAAGGGTGTAACTAATATTCATCCTGTTGTATTAGAGTTTTTAAATAATAATCGTGACATGGTGTATACAGATAAGCCTGTATTGGATGCTATTGCTGAGGGTTTATCCGATAATGAACAGCGTACTCAGGTATTCCCTAATTATCGTACTTGGGATATGTTATCTGATTATTTATACTCAGTTGATAAAACTGCTGAGGCTGAAAATGATGGTAAAGAAGATAGTGGTGAGGAAAAACTTTACAAACGTAAAATTTTAGAGGGTTATGTTTCTAAGTGGTGTTGTGAGAGGTTTATTCCTTTCTTAGAATCTAAAGGTTATAGTAACTACGATGATGTAAAAGAACCTGTTAAAGATGATGTAGGTGACTTCTTATCAACTGCTTTAGAGACAGGCTCTCCTGCTATGTTAATTGGGCCGTCTGCACTCGGCAAGACCAGTCGTGTTAAACAGTATATGAAAAAGGCTAAGATTAAAACAGGTTTAGAGCCTGTATTAATTAATGTTAACTTAGCTAGTAAAGATGCTGTTGACCTTATGGGTATGCCAGTTAAACAGTCATTAACAGAATATGTTGGTGGTGGTATTCTTAAAGGTAGTGGTCTTGATGATGTATCTAAAGAGTTACAAAGTGTTGTAGCTAATGTATCTGCTGATATTAAGTATGGTATGACTGATATCATGACTTTGAGAGCACCTGACAAGACTATTAAAGATAGGTTTGTAACTGCACTTAAAGAGGGTAGAGAGGTTATCCTATTCTTTGATGAAGTTAATAGGGTAAGTTCTAATACAGTTACATCAGCTGTATTTGAGGTTATTTCTGACTATCGTTTTGCTGGTGTTGATTTCTCTAACTATAAAGATAGAGTTAAAGTAGTTGCCGCTTGTAACATGGCTTGGGAAGGTATGGACGATGAGGCAGGTGGCTATGGTGATACTGGTACACTTGACCCAGCCTTTGCCGCTAGGTTCTCAATCTATTGGAAGAAAAACTATGATGAGAATGACGTAGCTTCATGGATTGAGTTTATGGAATCTCAAAAAGAAGAGGGTTTAATCGATGGTACATTGATTGAGTTCTTCAAGGGTTTAGATACAGAGCAAGCTTTAAAAATTATGGCTAGTGTAGAAAAACGTACATTAGAGGATGCTCAACCATCTACACGTAACATGTTACAATTATCTAAAGATATTAAATCTATGCGTGGTAAGAGACAAGAAAATGGAACATTTAAAGCTAAGGCTTTCAATGGTAAAATCTTGTTTACCGATGATGTAGTAATGCAGTTTGAAGATTTAATCTTAGAAAGGCAGTCTGACTCTTTAGAAAGTCATGCTCAAAAAACAATTAAGTTCTTGGATTCATTATTATATGGTAGTGATAATTGGGAATCTTTACTAATTGGTGATAGTGTTAAAGTTGGGGATACATCAATTTCTGCTAGTGATATTGTTGATAGTTTGGCTCAGTGTAGAGATGATTTAAAACAATTTACACTCAAACCTATGTCTGCTGATGATAGAGTTGAATGTAGTGATACTATTGACTTAGTAGAGGATTTAGCTGGTTTTGTAAGGCAATTAGATATCAATACTAGTAATAAGCGTGAAGATATGTTTAAAATGTATCTAGGGGAAAGTATTTTAGGTGAGTTTACTAAATACTTCAATAATACATTTGGTACTAATCTTGATGAGGATATCTCTATTGAGCAGTTAAGTGATAAAACTCTTATTATTCCATTCATGAAGATTGTACAACGTAACTTCTCTAAATATAGTGGTAATACTGAGAGCATTGTTAAGTATTGCTTAGACTTGTGTAATGATTTCATGGAGGCTCATGGTAAAACATTACCTAATGAAAACTATGCAATGTTCTTAACAGGGATTAAAGACATTTTACCTAATGCAGATAATATGGTACTTTTCTTGAAGAGGTCTGGTGAAAATCTAGAGGATATGTATCAATTAGCTGAGGGTGTTGGTGATGATTGGATTATAGATATTACTAGTGATTTTGGTAATAAAGTATCTAGAGAAGATATTGAAAATATCAAAAAAGCAATTAAAGAAAGTAAAAAATCTAAGACACCTAAGAATGTTAAATACAATGTATTATAATTAATTTATGGGGTAGAGGTGTTATATTCAGTATTCTTTTGATATGGATATACACCTCTATTACTTTATAGAAAGAGATATAAATATGCTAAGTTTTAAACATGTTAATGATTTTATTTCTAGATTACCTATTGATACGTTACCCGATTTTGGTGATAATGTTGTAAGTAGTGGTGATTTAGTTGAGTGTTATGCTCCTGATTTTGACTTCTCAGTTTTAAATACCGCAATTCGCTCTTATAATCCTTATAGTTCTAAGATTATTGATAATGGTGTAGATTTTGTTGAGTTAAATGATACAATTTATGTTGATGGTCTTAAAGTAGATGTAAGATATTATGTTTCTATGGGTGCATATGGTAGTGGTACTATTGTTAAAGTAGTAACAGATGCTGTATATTCATTTGTTAAGGGTGAGTATAGGACTTTTAGCGGATTTAATACATATAATGCTTTCATTGAAAAATTTGTTGTTTAATTGATTTGGGGGATTATTAATGGGGTTATCTATTAATGAGCGAAATAGAAGAAAGAGAGTATTAGACTATATTAATAGCTTATCTACTGAAGAGGTAGAGGAGTTAAAAAGTTATAATACAATCACAGAATCTCTTAATAGTGGTAAGTATGTCAACATGCAAGCCATTCAAGATATATTAGACAATAATACTTTTGAAAAAATTGTATTTGGTGAGGGCGATTCTTTTGATGACAATAAAGCAGTAATTAGTCTGTTCTTCATGTCTAATAAAAATGTAAAATTAGCTGAGGGTTCTAAAAATGTATTTAGGATTATAATCAAACGTGATTTATATTCTAGAGATGATGAAAAGTACTTTTATGTTGAGAGTGGTTTTGATGATAAGATATACAGCATTACTGACTTTAACGAATCACCTATAAAATATAACACTAAAGAAGCGACAATGACATTCGATTTGTTGGTAGATAAGTGTGATTATAATGCTATCTACGATTCAATGTTGCCTTTAGTTGAAAACAATTTAAAGCGTTTTGACTTAATGGCATATTCTTTGTTTAAGTCAGACTCTATTAAGCATTTAAGGAACTTTAATATCTCTACATTAGCCGTTGGTCTACATAAGAAAACAGGTAGGTATATTTATCACTATAACCCTAGATTTATTCTTAGGGAAGCGTTAGAGGAATATGTTAATAGGGGTAGTTTATATAATTCTTTGCAGGATTGTTATGTGTACTTGTTAACATTCTTTATTGCTCATGAGATGGCACATTTGATTACTAACAATCAAGTTCATTTTAGTGGTGGTAACAGTGATGTAGACTTAGATGGAACATATGCTAGTGGTGGTATGGATAACGTAGTTATGGATGGGTTTATTAATGCTAAACTTAAAGTAGCATTGGCTAGAACTCCTAATTTAACACGTCATGGTTCTGCTAGTGGTGTATTCCCAGCTAACTGTATTAAAGATACAATTCATATGAGGGTACAGCATAATGTAGGTTTAAAGAAATTTAAATCTGCTGATGATATGGTTAATACAGTTGTTGCTACACTAAATAAGGTGTCAGGTTTAGATAAAGAAGCAACAGTTGATGTAAAGAGATGTAAAGATAGTTTAAGTAACTATTGGGGTGCTGATGTTTTTTGTAATTTCTTTGTAGGTTCTGCTTTCAGAGAGTTACGTGCTAGTTCTCACATATTCCAAAGGGTTATTACTGATGTTGTTAGGGTATTGACAAGTGGTAAGATATATTGGAGTAAGTCTGGTGGAATTACTGATGAAGAAAAAGTTTCTGATAAAGAGATTTTAGCTAATGGTACGCTTGTAAAAGTTAAGGGTACTAATATTGTAGGTATTATTAAGGGATATAAACCTGTTAAAAAAGACGACTATATTACTCTAGATGTATATACAGTTAATAAAGCTAAGATTGATAGTGTTGATGTTACTGATTTAGGTAATGGTGCTAAATTAAACTCTCCTGTATATGTTGATAGTGGTGATTTTTATGCTGATTTAGATAGGAAATATATCATACCTATTGATGGTTCTTATGGTTCATGGGTAGAGGGTACTACTGAAGAGAAGACAAGTTTATCTGCTGAAGATTTAGCTGACGATTCTTCTGATAGTAGTGACTCTAGTAATGACATGGGTGATATGGGTGGTGGAACACAGCCTAAGTCAGTAAAAGTCGGTGATATTGTATGGATTTCTAAGAAGAAGAAATTTGGTATTGTTACATCGATTGTAAATGGTTCATTCCATGTAGAAGATGTGAGAGAAGAACCTTGTATTGTTTTAGACGATTCAGATAATCATTTATAATGGAGGTATAAAATAGATGGCTAAAAAACAGTTAAAGAAAAGAATATTTGTACCTACAGGTAATGATTTAGGTGAATTCACTATTTTTGATTTACAGCCAGTAGATGTTACTTTTGTTGATAGTGATGACAATTCACAACAGAGTAGTGGTGATAGTAAGATGGGTGGTTCTAGTAGTTCTATACCTGACCCTGTAGATAATAACCCTTTGAGTAAGGGTAATAGTTCCAATGGCTCACAGGGTTCTAGTGGTGGCAAAGATGCTAACCCTTATGCTAATAACAGTGGCGATAATAGTTCTAGCGATGAGTTTTCTAAGCAAGATAGAGATTTAGATAACGACCTATATGGTGAAGATTTAGATACTGATAGAGAAGAACAGAGCAACAATAATAATTCAGATGATGAAGGTGGTTCATCTGGAGATGATGGGAGTGGTGAGAGTGGTGGTTCTTCTGGTGGCATGGCATCAGAAGATAATTCCTATGCACCACCTAATTATGATGGTTCTTCTAATATGGGTGATGATAGTAGTTCTTTAGATAGTACATCTGAAATGGAAGATGCATTAAATAAAGAGCAAGAGAATATGTCTGATACTGCTAAGGAGAGAGCAAGTGAGGTTAGTGGTGAAGGTTCACAATCTTCTACTTCTCAAAAAGAGGGTAACTCAAATCAACAGAGTGGAGATAGTTCTCAACAAGGTGGGCAATCTCAGTTAGGAGATAGTCAATCTTCTCAGTCATCTGATTCTAGTGGTGGTGATAATTCTCAACAAGGTGATGATTCTAATTCACAAGGTGGTGAGGGTTCTCAATCACAAGACAATCAAGCTGGTAGTGGCAGTAGAGGTGATAAAGGGGATAAACCTAATGATGACTTCAAAAAGGCACATGATACTAAAGGCAATGACTTAGATGATACTGATGGTAAGGGTGTTGTTGATAAGATTGTTAGGGAAGCCGCTAAACGTATGCAAGAAGAGTTAGATAAAGATGAGACATTAGCTAATACTAATCAACAATCCTTAGATAACTATAAAGACTTTGGTGCTGGTACTATGACTACATTATTTAAAGGTAATAGTATGGTTGCTGATTGGAAAGCTAAATTAGAAAAGCTTTTCAGAAAAGCATTAGGTCAACGCATTACGATGAATCCTAACATGATTAACAAGCGTATTGAGGATGCACCTCCTGGTAGGGAAGATATTGAAACACAAATGATTAAAGTTGCTGTTTTAATTGACTGCTCAGGTTCAATGGGTAGTGGTGCTTTTAAGAAAGTTATCATGCAGATGGATGCAATGATTAAAGCGGATAAACAGATGAGGAATGTGTTATTCTATATCATACCTTTTGAGGCTTGGAGTGCCGCTGAGTGTGTTAAGCGTATGGTTAAATGTAAGGGTACTAAACTTAAAGCTGAATTGATGAAATTTAAAGCAGAGGGTGGTACTAATATTGTTCCTGGTGTTCATGCAATGATGAAGAAAGTTAAGAATCCAGACTCTATCATTGTGTTGTCTGACTGTGGTGTTACTGTTAGTACAACTGTCTCAGATTCTACATATCAAAAGTGGTTGAAGAAATATCGTGATAGGATTATTTGGGTATTAACTAGTAAGAGGGATATTTCTTATATGAGTGCGATTGACCCTTATGCTAAAAAACAAGATAGGTATGTAGTGTTTAAGGGAAATGGTGATTAATTTCACGTAAAACATATAAATATTTTTGCACATATTATATATCAATATGTACAATATGAGAGGATATGCACATTTTGTATATCCTCTTTTCTTTTAATGGTCTATCATGCAGATATTTATGGTAATAATGTTTTCAAGATATATAAATTGGTGTACATTATAGACCTTAAAAGTAGATTTTGTATTTCAATTTTATACATATTGTTAACTAGCTTGTTGTTGGTTGATAATGTTTTATGTTACTTTGGGGGTATTAAGGTACAACATGAATAATAGTGAAAAGACATACTTATCAGATATTTCTGTATTTGATAGGAGTGTATACGAGAGTAATGTACCTACGGATTCTACCTCTAATTCTGTTCTAAGGGTAATTAGAGGGCCACTTGCTGAGTGGGATTCTCTAAATAGGAATGGTAGAAAGTATTCTGAGAAGTTGTGGGATAATGTTCTTGCTAGTCCATACGTAACAGAACAGTTAATGTATAATACCCTATATGGTGAGGCTAATCACCCCGCTGATAGGATGGAAGTAGATTTTGAGAGGGTTTCTCATAGGATTGCTAAGATGTGGAAAGTGCCACAATCTAACCAAATCTTCGGTGAGATACATATTCTTGATACTCCTTTTGGTAGAATCATTAATACATTATATGAGGCTGGTGGTGTTATCGGCTATTCATCTAGGGCTGGTGGTGCATTACATCAACGTAAGGATTATATTGAGGTAGATGAAAATCAATATAACTTTATTACATTTGATGCTGTTCCATTTCCGTCCGTTCAGTCTGCACGTCCAAATGATGTTGTAACTGAGGGTGTAGTTGAAAAACAGGCACTAGAGACAAATGTTCATAACGCTCTTTTTAAAATTATTAAAGAGTGCGATGAAAAGGACTTTAAAAATATTAAGTCCTTTATATATAGCATTGATGGTTATGACTTAACACCTGAGAGGTTATTACTTGAAAGTGTTGAGGATATAATTGTTGCTAAACGTGATGAAGCTGTTGTAGATGACGGAGACACTATTGAGGTTATTGATGATAGTGAATCACAAATTGATACTTTACAGCGAACACTTCAATCTATTAAGGCTCAAAAACAATCTCTTGAAAAAGAAAATGAGGGTTTGAAACAAAGTTTAGATAATGCTCTAAATAAAATTTCAAATGTACTTCAAGACTCTAAGAATAAAGAGGTTGAGATACAATCTGAAGTTGAAAGCCTAAAAGACACTATTGCAAGGAAAGATGCACAGATTATTGAGTTGCAAAATGAGATTGATGAGTTACAGTCTGATTTAGATGAATTAAACTCTATTGAGGAAGCCTGCAAGGCATTAAAGTATCAAAATACTTCTCTAATTCAAGAGGGTGTGACTACATCTAATAGAGAGTTAGAACGTAAGCTAGATGAGAGTTTAAAAACTAATAAGTCTTTAAGTGAGGATAATAAAAATCTTTCACAAGGTAAAGACAAATTAGAAAATGAATTATCTGAAGCTTATGATGAGATTGCATTAGCTGTTACTGATATTAATAAGAAAGATGCGTTAATTCAAGCACAGCAAGATACAATCACAGCTTTAAAAACAGATGTACAATCACTAACTGAGGAATTAGATGGTGTTGAGGGTGGTTATCAATCTGCTATTGATAGGAGAGATAACCAAATTGAAGAATACGAACAGAAGATTAAAGACTTAGAGGCAAAAATTAGAAAGCTTAGTGGTGAGGTTGATTCACTTGATGAGTCTTATAATTCCATTAAAGCTGTAAATAAATCAATCAAACATGATTTAATTTCAGTCATTGCTGGTAATTATGGGTTAACAGTAGAATCTGTTCAATCTAAATTGCCTGTAGGTTTTAATAAATCTGATGTATATTCTATTTGTGAATCTATGAGTAATAACAATAGCATGAATACATTTAAAAATTCTATTGTAGACACTCAAATTGTTAATGAATCTTCCCGTGTTAGAAAAGAGAATATCATAAATGCTAAACCTAGAGTTGGTGAATTATTCTCTAATCGAAGGGGTTAGTGTTCATTACTATATAAGTTAGTATAAATTTTATTTTAAGGGAAATAATTTAACATATGAAAACAAATATTTACGAACAATATCGTCCATTGTTGGAATCTTGGAGTGCATATACAGATGTAGTTAAAGAACATGTAGAGGGTTACTCCGATGTAGAAGCGACTCAACTTTCTTTGTTGCTTGAAAACACAAAATCTGAATTAGAAATGACTAAAGGTCGTATGATGAATGGTACAGCTATTCATGAAGGCACTGACATTTCTATGGTTAACACTTTCACTTCTAATGTGTTCGATATTATCACAGCTGTCATGCCTAATTTGATTGGTGAATAAAAATATTTGTTCGTAGTCCTTATTTTCAGTAATGAGAGTAAGAAAATACACTTAATTGCTAGGAGTCCGTAAAGCTAACTAAACTACAACATAACTTGAAAGAGTAGGTGTGAAAGTGGCGAAAGCAGAAAAAATTAGTTAGATGACATAAGGTGAAATAAAAGCTATAATATAGTATGATATAATTATAGTCCTAAGTGTTGCAATAATTGGTAATTAGCAGTTATAATATATTTATTATGATTAAAGATATTGACTTTGTAGAGTGTCCTATATGTGGTCATAGAGGACAGAGGTTGGTTAGGCATATTAAAGGTAAGCATGATATGTCTTTTGAAGACTTTAAAACTAACTATCCTAATTGTGAGACAACATGTAAGGTTGTTAGAGATAGGATAAAGAGTAAAACTAAAGAGTCTGTTAACACAACTTCGTGTAGAGAAAAAAGAAAAAATTGGTATACTTCAGAAGAGGGTAAAACAGTTCTAAGTAAGAATGGTGCTAAGGCTTGGCTAGATGAAGATTTTGTTATAAGACATAATAAAGCTGTTTCAGAAAGTTCTAAAAAGATGTGGTCTGATTCTAGTTTTAGGTCTAAACAGTCTGAATTGATTAAGGTTTCTTTAAATACTGATAGGGTTAGGAAGTTACATCATGATAGATTAGTTAAGATGTGGGAAAATCCCGAGTATCGTTTGAAGATGACTTTAAATGCCGCTAATATGGTTATAGATGGTAAACTTGGTAAGAGTATTAGTTGTAGTGTTGGTGGTGTTAATTACGTCTTTAAAAGCACATGGGAAATGGAATTCGCTAAAGTTCTTAGTACTTTAAATATTAATTTTTTGTATGAGGGAATAAAGTTCAAATATTTCTTTGATGGTATTGTTAGAGTATATGTACCTGATTTTTACTTAGTAGATTATAATGCTTTCATAGAAGTAAAACCTAAATGTTTTCAATCAGAAGAAATTAATGTTATTAAACTTAATTCAGTAAGAGATAAAGGATATCGAATCTTTTATATTGGTGATGATGAGTATAATAACATTGATTATATAAAATCATTAATAAATAGATTGTAATTCAACGACTATCCTGAAGCACATAGGGCATTAAAATAAATATGTGTGTATAGACGTGAAATTCGTCAAAAGGAGTACGGCTCTAGTGAGTGGGTGAGAATCCCTTAAATGGAAATGGTGTACCCCTATAATATAGGGTGTGATATAGTCTATTCTCATGTGAAAGCATGAGAGTACTAATGGAAACGATTAGTACGTAATATTAAAGTGCGAATGATATCGTGTCAGTTCAACCTTTGGATAGGAGGAATGGTCAAGTATTCTTCTTGAAATTCACTTATGGTAATAACAAAGGTGGTATCAAAGTTGGTACTGATATGATTTCATCTCAACGTGGTTTCACTGGTGGTGATTTCAGTGGTGAACACGTAAGTGGTGAGTCTTTGACTATCACAGGTGGTAATGTATCTCAAAAAGTATTGCATACACCTATCAAACCTGGTACATTCCGTTTGACTTCTGTAGATAAAATCGGTGCAGAGTTAATCGATGTTCCTGATGCAACAGGTAAAAAAGGTACTATTACTGATACAGCAAGTACTGGTTTAGGTGCTGGTACTGTTGATTACGTAACAGGTGAAATCACATTGACTGGTGTAACAGTTGCACATTTGGAAGCTGATTTTGATTATGACCAAAATAGCTTTGATGCTCCTGTAGACCAAGTTGATGTACGTGTAGTTTCTGAGCCAGTAGTTGCTCGTCCACGAAAATTAAAATCCGTAAACATATATGCGGCCGCATAGAAGAAATTCTGTGCTGAATAACTCTATTAATTGCTGGGAAGTCTTAAAGGTTTTACGCTTTATACTAATATAGAGAGTTGAAAAACAGAAACAAGGTAAAACATGACCTATGCTGAAATAAAAGATATGGTATAATATAACTTGGTACAGAGTTTGTATCATATTGCTAAGGGTTTGTATAAAAATAGATTATCAGCAGGTGGTAATTATGAGTAAAGTAGAGGGTGTTGATTATGTTGTCTGTCCTGTTTGCGGTAAGCATTATAAAAAGCTAACAGGTGGACATATGATGACACATGGTTTAAATATATCTTCCTTTAGGGAGAAGTTTGGTGATATTCCTACTGAATGTGAAAATCATATAAAATTAAAAAGCGTTAACGAAAAGAAAGTAATGAGTGATGAGTCTTTCAGAAAACGTAGGTCTGAGAATTCTAAGCTACAATGGAAAGATTCAAAAATCAGAGAAAAGAGAGTTAATGCTATTCGTAAGCATCATAGTGATGAGTCCTTTAGGGAAAGATGCAGAGAACATTCAAAGAAGGTTTGGATGGATGATGCTTATAAAAAAGAAAAAGTATCTAGAATGTTAGAGTCAAATAAGAGACCAGATGTTAAAGCTAAGAGGTCTAAAAATATGTTACGTTTGTGGCAAGACCCTGAGTTTGTACGTAAGGCATTTGATAGTCAGTCTAGGTGGGTTGATTACATTGATTGTTATGGTAATACAATAAAGCTAAAGAGTTCATATGAAGTTAGTATCTGTTCATTGCTTAGTGAATTAGGTATTAAGTATGAGTATGAATTTAAAAGGTTTGGTTATTATTTTAATGGGGGTTATCATTCTTATTATCCTGATATATACTTAAAAGATTACGATTTATATTTAGAAATTAAGCCTGATAAGTTACAAGATACGGATGTAAATAAGGCTAAGTTTCAGAGTGTAGTAGATAGTGGTTGTAATATAGTATATGTTGGCGAAGATTATTTAGATGATAAAGATAAATTACTTGATTTAATTACTACTTCAACGACTATCTGAAAGCAACAAAAGTTGTGAGTAGACGTGAAATTCGTCAATAAGAGTACGGCTCAAACGAGTGGGTGAGAATCCCTTAAATGGAAAAATAGAGTACCTAAGTCTTTAAAAGATATGGTAGTGATATAGTCTATTCTTATAAGAGATTATAAGATTTACAATGTAACGTGTTGTAAAGTAATGTAAAGTTATATGTTTGACGTTGCATACGATAAAATTGCATAAAATGTAATTTTTAGGTTACATTTTTAAGTCGCATGATTCTAGTAATAGAGTCTTGAATAACCTAGTGAAATGCTGGAAAGCCGTAAAGCTGTGATGCCTAATATTAGGTGACGAAAGTCAGAAACAAGTTCACAGATGGTATAAGGTGAAATAAAAGCGTATCTATGGAGATACGTCCTAAGTACTGTTTATAATTGGTAATCAGCAGGTTTATATGATATAAATTATATGGACTTCAACGACTATCCTGAAGCAATGATACGTCAAAAAATAAAATCATTGTGTATAGACGTGAAATTCGTCAAAAGGAGTACGGCTCTAGTGAGTGGGTGAGAATCCCTTAAATGGAAGTGCTAGGGTGCCTGTTTAGGTACATGATATAGTCTATTCTCATATGAAAGTATGAGAGTACTAATGGAAACGATTAGTACGTAATATTAAAGTTAAAAATGTCATTCGGCTTGGACATGGATACAGTAATCTTGAAAGCCACTTCTGGTGAAATTGGTTATGAAATTGACAATGAGATTAACGTAGGTTATAATGCTACTATGTTGTTAGTAGCTTAGTAATACATAGTCTCCGTACATAGTGATATGTGCGAAAAATAATCTATTTAATTGCTGGAAAGTCCTAAAGCTAACTAAACTACAACGTAATCATGAAATAGGGGTAAGCGTGATAGTAGCGAAAGCAGAAAAAATTAGTTAGATAATATAAGGTGAAATAAAAAGCTATAGTAAAATATAGTCCTAAGTACTGTAATAATGGATAATCAGCCGCTAAGTCCTTAATAGGGAAAAGTTCAACGACTATCCGAAAGCAACATAGTTTGTGAGTAGATAATGAAAATTATCAAAAGGAGTACGGCTCTAGTGAGTGGGTGAGAATCCCTTAAATGGAAATGGTAGATGTGTACAAAAGATGGTTTAAAATTACATATAGAATGTCCTATATGTCATAGGAAATATAAGATGATAACAAATAATCATCTAGTTAAAAAACATAATATCACATTGGAAGAGTTTAGAAATACTTATAAAGGTTATCCTACAGAGAGTGAGTATTTACAAAAGGTTAGAGTAGATGTTGGATTAGCAATAGGTTCTAAAGAGAGTGTTAAGTCTTTTAGAACCTATTGCTAAGAAACAGCATGAGAGTGGTAATCTCAACCCGTCTAAAACACTTAATTATTTGTGGGAAAATAAAAAAGATTGGATGCGTGAGAGACAGCATATTGGTAATAGTACTGAAGCTGAGTTTAAACGCAAGTCTGAAGTTTCTAGACGTTTATGGTCTTGTCCTGAATGGGTTAATTCTCGTAGGGATAGGAATGTGCGATGTGAGTTAAATGGTTATGTTTTATATGTTAGAAGTTCTTATGAAAAGGTAGCTTGTGAGTTCTTAGATTCTTTGGGTGTTAAGTTTGAGTATGAAACAAAAGTATTCAAATATTACTATAAGGGAAGATTTAGAAATTATATTGTTGATTTATATCTTCCTCTACATGATGTCTATTTAGAGGTAAAACCTAAAGACTTTGAGTTAGATGATAAAAATAAAGCTAAGTTGCAGTCTGTAATTGATAGTGGTAATATAATTACTTATGTTGATGAAGATTGGATATGTTCTATAGATGATTTTAAGCATCGTTTAAGTAAGTACATAAAGATATAGTCTGCTCTATGGTGAAAGTCATAGAAGGGTATAATGGCAACGATTATACTCGTAACAAAAGGTATGCAAGATTTGTTGAAAATTGCTGGTAGCCAATCTACTTGGAATAAACTTCCTGAATATAAAGGTCAAGACGTTAAAACTCATGAAGCTACATTGTTTAATGCTATCAATGATGCGTCCAATACAATTCTTGGTAACACTAAACGCTATGAAGCTACATTTATTATCTGTGGTAAAAATGCCGCTACATACATTGAATCCTTGAACACAAATATCGGTCAAGTACGTGAAATCTTCAAACGTGTATCTACAAATGGTATCGTTGGTGGCCCACACTTGGTAGGTATCTTGGATGAAAAATACAAAGTATATAAAAATCCATACTACCCTGATAATGAAATCTTGGTAGGTGCTAAAGGTGAAATGTTCATCGAAGCTGGCTATATTTATGCTCCATACTTGCCTTTATTCGCAAGTCAATTATTGGTTGATGCTGACTTCAAAGCACAACGTGGTTTCTGTACGATATACGCCAAAAAAGCCGTAAATAAATACATGTACCATCGTTTGACTTTGGTAGATAACAAACAAGTAGCCGCTAACTAATAGATAGTTTTAAGCTATAAGTAATCAGTAAACATGACTGTTTATAAATACAAAACTAAATAATATATCCATTCAAAGAGGTGTAGTTCATTCTGCACCTCTTTTTCTTTTGTTGATTTTTGCTATGCGAATAGTGTATAATTTAGTTATAAGGTATTATATTTTGTGTTAGATTTAAGAGGTTAGATTTAAGAGGTTAGATTTAAGAGGTGATTAAATTATGTGTGAGGATAATACTAAAGATAAAAAATCCTTGTGGGGTGGAAAAGGTAAAAGAACTTATAATAATGGGGTTGTAGCTAAAAGATTTTTTGAGGGTGAGCAACCAGAAGGATTTGTGCTTGGGATGTTACCTCGTACAGATGAGCAAAAAGCTGAGAGTAATGCTAAGAGGGTTAAGACTACAATAGAGAAATATGGTGTTTCTAATGTTGCTCAGTCTAAAGATGTATATGATAGAATTATAGAGACGAATCTTAAAAAGTATGGTGTTGAACATCATCAAAGTCTTGAATCTCAAAAAGAAAGAGTAAAGAAAACAAATTTAGAGAGATATGGTACTACTAATGGCAAGGTACTAAAACCAAAAGTAGTTAAGCCTAAAAAAGAGAAAAAAGTAAAAGCACCTAAAGTTAAAGATACACGTAAAGGTCATTATTATAATAATGGTGTCATTACTAGAAAAATTAAAGAGGGGGATGCTATACCTGATGGGTTTGTAAAGGGTATGTTGTTGAGTGATGAACTTAAACAAAAAAGGTCAGCTAAGGCTAAGGAAACATTCCTCAAAAAATATGGTGTAGATAACCCTGCTAAGTCTAAAGAAGTGCTTGCTAAGATACAGAAAACAAATTTAGAGAGATATGGTGTTGAGTATTCTGCACAATCTGATATTGTTAAGGGAAAAGTAAAAACTACAAATCTTAAAAAGTATGGTGTAGAATATTCTTTTCAAGCAGAAGAAGTTAAAGAAAAGATTAAGGCTATTAACTTAGAACGATATGGTGTAGACAATCCATCTAAATCAGATATTATCAAGGATAGAATTGTTGAGTCTAATCGTAAAAATTTGGGAGTAGATTACCCTATGCAGTCTAAAGAAGTTATGGATAAGTCTAGGGTTACGTCTTTACAGAAATATGGCACTGAATATCCTAATCAATCAGAAATTGTTAAACAGCATATAAGAGAGAGTAATATTGAAAAATATGGTGTTGAGCATCCTGCACAGTCAGATATGGTTAAACGTCAGACTATTATTACAAATAGGGAGAGATATGGTGTAGATTATACTTGTCTTATTTATCAAGGTAAGTTGGTTGGAAATGATAGTACTTATAATCGGTCTTTTGCTAAATTATTAGATAGTAATAACATACCATATGAGCGTGAGTTTCTATTACAGAAGTATTCTTATGATTTTAAAGTTGGTAATATTTTAATTGAAATAAATCCTACTGCTACTCATAATACACACTTTAGTCCGTATGGTGAGTGTAGAATTGGAAAGACTTATCATAAAGATAAGTCAAAATTAGCGTTTGATAATGGATATCATGTAATTCATATATTTGATTGGGATGACATTGATAAAATTATACATTTATTAAAAGATAGGGTTACTGAGTATGCTAGGAGGTGTATTGTCAAAGAGGTTGATTATATGGATACTAATGAGTATTTAAGTACGTATCATCTACAGGGTACTTGTAAAGGGCAAAATATTCGTTTAGGGTTATACTATAATAATCAGTTAGTGTCATTAATGACATTTGGTAAATCACGTTTTAATAAGAATTGTGAGTATGAATTGCTACGTTATTGCTCTCATTACAATGTAGTAGGTGGTGCTGAGAAGTTATTCAAGTATTTTGTAAATAATTATAAACCTAATTCTATTGTTTCATACTGTGATACATCTAAATTTAGTGGTAAAGTGTATGATGCTTTAGGGTTTAAATATATTAAAACTAATTCACCTAGAAAGCATTGGTATAGCTTAAAAGAAAAACGTCATATCACAGATGGTTTATTATTAAGTCAGGGATATGATAGATTATTTAAAGAGAATCATGGTAAAGGTACTTCTAATGAAGAATTAATTTTAGCTAGAGGATATTTACCAGTATATGATTGTGGACAATCTACTTATATTTGGAGAAGTGATGATGTCTGATAAAGTTAAAAAGAAATATTATCATAATGGCATTGTTAATAAAATGTTTGAAGATGGTAAACAGCCAGATGGCTTTGTGTTAGGTATGCTACCACGTACAAAAGAAAAACAAGATGCTATTAATAAAAAGAGAGAAGAGACTACATTAAAGAAGTATGGTGTATCTCATGTATCTCATTTAAGTGATGTTAAATCTAAGAAGAAAAAATCTTTACTAGAGCATTATGGTGTAGATAACCCATCTAAGTCTAAGGAAATACAAGATAAGAAGAGAGATATCTTTATTAAAAAGTATGGTGTAGATAATCCTATGAAGTCTGAAAAGATTAAACAGAAGTTTAGGGATAACTATAATACTAAGTATGGTGTAGATAATCCTTTTCAATTAGATGTTGTTAAAGATAAAATCAAAGATACTAATAGGGAAAATTTAGGTGTAGATTATCCTACACAATGTCAAGAGGTTAGAGATAAAGTGCGTTCTACCTTTATGGAACGATATGGTGTACCATATACGTTTATGTTATCTAAAGAATGGGTAGAAGCTAATGACAGTAAGCCTAATCGTGATTTTGCTAGTTTATTAGATGCTAATAACATTACATATGAACGTGAATTTAGGTGTGGTAAATACTCATATGATTTTAAAGTAGGAAATACTTTGATTGAAATAAACCCTACAGCTACACATAATACATATTTTAGTCCTTATGGTGATAAATGTGTTAAAGATAAATATTATCATAGGGATAAATCTAAATTAGCTAAAGATAGTGGTTATGGTGTGGTACATGTTTTTGATTGGGATGATAAGAGTAAGGTTATCAATCTATTAAAACATAGGGATACAGTATATGCTAGAAATTGTGAGATAAGATTAGTTGATACATTAGAGTGTAATCAATATCTTATGGCATATCATTTACAAGGGAAATGCAACAATCAAACAATTAGGTTAGGTCTATATCATGATAATCAATTAGTATCATTGATGACATTTGGTGTTGCTAGATACAATAAAAATTATGAGTATGAGTTGTTGAGATATTGTGCTAGTCATAATGTAGTAGGTGGTGCTAATAAGTTATTTAAGTATTTTATTGATAACTATAAACCTAACTCTGTAGTGTCTTATTGTGATACTTCTAAATTTAGTGGTAAAGTATATGATACTTTGGGGTTTACATTAGATACTATAAATAGTCCGTCTTGTCATTGGTATAGTGTTAAAGAGAATAAACACATTACTGATAACTTGTTACGTATGCAAGGATATGATAGATTATTTAAAGAGAATCATGGTAAAGGTACTTCTAATGAAGAGTTAATTCTTAATAGAGGTTATCTACCTGTGTATGACTGTGGACAAGCTACTTATGTGTGGTATAATCATAAAAACATAGAATAAATTTAATGTTACCTATATATAGTAGTGGATATATTAAATTTAGAGTTTGTAAAATAACAGAGTGGGTATATTAATTTAGTTTTTGTAGATTGGTATATGTTTACTGAGGATGTATGGGAAGAATTCTATGTAAGTATTCCTATATATCCTTTATTTTACATTAGATGAAGAATGGGAGATATAATGGGATTAGAGTTAAAAAATACAACTAAAAACACAATCCGTATTCCTGATTATAATTACAATGGTACTTTAGTTTTTGCTCCTGAAGAGGCAAAACCTTTAGATAGCATTGATAAAATTGGTTTCTTTAGACCATATGCTAGGGCTGGTATTATCGTTCAAAATTCTGAGGAACTTGGTTTATCTCAACGAACTTTGGACGATATCAACAAAGCTAAGGAAGATTTAAAAGGTCATGTATCTAAAGTAGCTGATAGTGTTGTAGAAGGTGTTAAAGCTGTTTCTACTAAAACACAAGATGCTGTTAAATCAGTATCTGATAATGCAGGTAAGATTGCTAGTGATGTTGTAGAAGATACTGTGAATGAAGTTACTGATAAAGTAGAAAAAGTTAAAAAACTCACAGCTGATTTTCTTGATACATTAACACTTAAAGAGTTAAAAGCTACAGCAAAAGAAATTGGTGTAGATGCTGATAGTGTTAATAAAAAAGCAGATGTTAAAGAGATGATTTTATCTGCACAAAACAAAAAATAATATTTTGAAAGGTGAGTAGTCATGAGTAGGATTGATGATAATT